TATCGTTTCTGATTTAGCTTTGTTCGCCATAATTATTTCTCCTATTTCTTAGCTAACAATACGCTAGCTGTTTTGTGTTCATTGTTAGTGCTTAAAACACTACCGTTTTTAGCCGAGTAGTCGGCCGGTTTAGGTACGCTTTTGTTTAATGCTCCCAAGGTTTCACTAGACATATTAACTACCATTTCGTCGGTTAAGTTTTCATAATTAGCAACTACTTCTTTACGTAAGTTTTCTAATTTTTCGTTTTGTTCAGCCTTAAGAGCTTTGTATTCTGCCAACTCGGCATCGCTCAAGCTATTAATGTTTAGTTGCTCTACGAGTTGTTTTTTCTCGTCGTTATTTAATGTGGCGCAATTAGCAACAATATCGCCCACTTTATTTTCTTTTTCCAAGGGTGTCTCCTCCGTTGTTGTTGTGGCGTCATTGCCGTTTGCTTCATTTAATACCTCATATGTCGTATTACCAACCACCTCGTCGACATTGTCGCCTAGGGTAAGCCCGTCATCATTTGAAATAATATCGCGTGAAAATAGTTTATCATTTAATTGGTAAAAGACTTTGTCGTCTTTTACCTCGTGTATAAATACTTTATCGTTGTGGGCTTTGTCTAATTCGTTTGTTAATACTTCTATAGTCTCATTAGTTTGAATACTATTATCTGGTGATATGCGATTACGTATTTTTTGCATAAAGTTATAAACCATAGACCTCTCCTTTTTTATTTTGTCGTCACGACAATCGTCGCAACAATCTTGTTTATTCACACGCAGTGCGCCACACCCGTCCTCTATAGAACAAGCGCCCTTTTGATTAGGCAATAACGCTAAATGGTCTGGTCGTATTTCAGTGGCCACACCTTTGTATGACTTACCGTTATATATACCCGCCTGTTTAATTATGTTCGCATATAAGCCCGTGCTTATCTCCATCATCTCATTTTTCTCAAATGCCTCTACAATGTAACCATATTTTAAGCGCTTAGCCTTATCTATGTTTATCCAAATCTCACCTTTTAGCTTACCGTTCTCAAACTTGGTGTTATAAAATGTACCAATGTTAGTAGTACTTTCAATGTCAGGTGAATTGGCCGATACAGCATTGCCGGCATTGTTGATAGGGTGGTTGACAGGTACAGGTACACCGTTCCAAGTTTGGACGAATTTATTAATTTCATCAGCCGAGTAAAAAATATTATTAAGTACACCCTCTGTTATAGCCACGACAGGTACAACCATATGGTTAACACCATCTAATTTTTTTATTTCAGCCGACGCGGAGGCTAAAACATTTGTTTTTATAATCTCACTGTTCATAATTTAATCCTAAAAATATGCTATTTTACAATTATACTATATTTTTCAAATTTTGTAAACAAAAAATTAAAAAATATCAAACTTCGCCTAATTCCTCCAACCACGGGGTCACACTGCACCGACAGTTAGGCTCGCCTAAAAGAGGTAAAGCTTCTTTTTGCGTATATACTTTTCGATTGCGCGCTCTGTGTGTATCACGCTCTCTACCGTCTAATGCTGTTTGCCATACCACTTTAATTGGTTGACCAATAGTTTTTTCCAATATTTCCGCTTCTTGTAAAGTGGCTGTGTTGTGTGCGCTAACTATTTCGGTTCTTGCTATTAGCCTAGCTCGCACTTTACCTATCTTATCGACCCTATCATTTAAGTTTTTAGCAATAACAGTCGGGTTAAGGCCTTGGATTATACCATCTGCCAATATGCGTGATATTTGTTGCTCCATTGCTTCGGTCACACCTTTTAGCTGACTATAAACACGAGTGTATATCAATTCGGCTCTGTCGACGTGAGCAGGGTTGGCAAAAACACTTGTATCTTTCAAATATCCAAGCTCTACATATTTACGCCCAATTGCCGACCTTGTCTTTTTAACACCTCTTGTGTAGGCATTTCCTATAAAAACATTTAGCCAATTATCCGAAGCTGTACCTGATAGTATTTCTTTGGATATTTGCAAGTTTAACCATTTCATAAATGCGTCCAACTTCTCAGGGTCACGTAATGCGACATAATTCATTTTATTATCTGGCGTAACGTCATTCGTTAAAACTTGGTTATCAACAATTGTCTCACGAATTACCTTTTTTATTTTATTAAATTTGCTGTTTATATTAGAAACCGCTCTATTACGTAGCGTAACAGTTGTTGTCGGGTCTTTTTTTCTAAAACGCATATTTACTCATTCTCATCTTTTACAAACTCTCTTGCGATATCGTCCTCGCGATATTCCTGACCCAATACGTCCTCAACAAATTGTTTTATCGGCATAACCATCTCGCTTTCAGGATTACTCATATAGCTTGATATAGCTTGTGCTGTTTTAAGAGCTATATCAGCCTTATCTTTTTGAGATAGGGTAAATAACTCCGGCCACACTATTTTATAGCTGGTGCTTTTTAAAATACCAATGTTGATAAAATAATCAATTATAGGTCTTAAGATTAAAGGCTCGCAATAATTGTTACGGCGCTCATCAACCCGCGCTTGCCAATTGTTTTCGTCTTGACTAGAAGCCAATTCGCCACGTTCAGAGCCTGTCAATATTCGTTTAGGTATACCTGTCGCTCCGGATATCAAATCTAAAATCACTGACACGTGATTGCTTGGGTCGTGTATATTTTGCTCAATAGGGTTCAACGATATACCCTTAGTTTTAATCACACGAGTTAACTCGTGTGCGTAAGTCTCTATGTGTTCTGATAACTTCTCAGGGTTGGCAATTTCAGTGTCTTTATCCGCATTCAAATGTAACCCACCGCGACCATTCAACCAATATATTTCAGAGCTACCACCGACTACCTTTTCTAAATCATCAAGCCTATTTAAAATAGGTTGCAATCTAGGTGTACCGAAAGTTTCATTTTCTAGTGTCCCCTCCGCAATATGTATTATACGGCTGTGGTGTACTCTCATCGTTGAAGTATTAACAGAGCTACCAGTGTCGCCACCGTATCCGCCTGTTGTTAATGTGTAAATTTTAGGCAGTCCGTATCTTGGGTCTGACGTGTCATTGACGTATTCGGTTACGGACGCATTAGCTTCCGAAAAAGGCACCATAAAAAGTATATCGTTTATGTCTGAAAATTTACCCGCTTCTGTTTCGGCTGTTACACCACCTTTGGCATTTATATCATTCAATCCGACATAGATAACCGAATAACGCCCTAAACCTGACAATTTGTCCGCTCGGTTTATTATGTTAAATAGCTTTAATTTTTGAGAAAGCTCAATAAATTTTTTTTCAAATTCACTTTCGCCTTGTGTGTCGGTATCTGTTTCAACTGACGGCGGGTGGTTCCAAACAGCGTTAGGGTACGCATTGACAATACGTTGAGCTATATCTTGGCGTTCATAACGTCTAATATACTCTTCCGAAGTAGGTGAATTTATATAGCCCAATGCTTCGCTCATATTTCGCTTACCGCCAAATGTCGAGCCAAAAAAGCTAAATCTTTTTAATGGATTAATTACATTCATTTTTTATCCTCATTTATATTTCTTTCGAACGTTACCAAATAGCCCGCGTCAAACGTCCACATACCTATTGTCGCAACTAATATGACATTTTCCAATAATAACATAAATATGTTACGTTGTTTATGTGGAATTTTGAAAACAAAACGCCAACCCTCTTTATTATGTTTGGCCATACAACGATTTAACGCCCTTGTGGGATTTGTAAATGTAGAACCTATCAATCCGCCTGACAAACTAACCCTTACTACTTTATTTTCTATCATTACCAAGTCCCCGAAAGTTTGCTCGCCGGCCTAAGCAGTATGCCTATTGCGTCTAATGTTGGGTCTATTTGGTCGTCGTGGTCGTGTGTATTCGTAGGAGTAAATCTTTCGAATTCCATCAGGTAATCACTTAGCCATTGTGCTTTTTCCGGTAAATACACATAACCCGAATTGATATACGGGATAATATCCATTGCGCGGGTTACTTTGTCAATGCTACGCGGTACAGCTATAACAGGTATACCACTGTTGCGCTTTAAGTCTTGTATTAATCCGGTGCCTGAAGCCTTATCCTCTATATACGCACTTCTCAATCGCCCTGTTGTCACAGAGCCGTCATAGTGTTTGTTCCAAAAGAATTCAAACTGTTTACGTAATTCAGGCGCTTCCCATTTACCGCGTATTTGGTCGATTAAATATGCTTGATTATTCGCATAACCCCAGCATTGAATTACAGAATAATCATTATGCTCTTTCACTTTTTGCGCAGTATCGGCTGTGATTATTTTATAATCTACCGCAGGTAAAACGCTGTAATATTTCCACCATTCTGTCTTAAACATACCGCCACCCAATGGCGATGGTCTTTGCATATATTGCCCTGAAAAAGTATAAGGGTCGGATTTCTCTAGACGCTTCAAATCGACAAGGTTATGCTTATAAGGCCATAACGGCTCGCCTTTTTCATCGATAGCCGGTAAACACAATGTTTCCCACTCCTCACCTGACCCACCGCCTAACAGATAACCTGCTAAATCATTTTGGTGCAACCTTTGCATAATGATGATAATTGGTGTATCCGACGAGTTAGCTCTCGACTTCATCGTTTCGTTGTACCAGCTAATAACGTTGTTGCGTCTTACTTCACTGTTTGCTTCAGACGCCTTGTGTGGGTCATCGATAATTATCGCCCCGCCAAATTTTTTACGGAATTTACCTGCACCAAAACCTGTAATAGTACCATTAGACCCGGTTGCATATACTTGGCCGCCGGCTTTAGTTGACCAGTGGCCTTTTGCCTTAGTATCCTTAGTTAATACCATATTCGCAAATATCTGTTTATATATTTCATTTTCAACTAAATCTTTTGTTAAACCTGTATTTTTTTCCGCTAAAGTTTGCGAATAACTAGCGTGGATAAATTCAGAGTCTGGGCATATACCCATTGACCACGCAATAAAGTTAATTACTGCTATTTCGGTTTTTGAATACCTAGGTGGAATATTGATAATTAGGCGTTTTGTTTGCCCTATTATTACTTGTTCCAGCGCTCTGCATATCAGGTGATGGTGGTGATTTTCCACAAAAACACTACCCGTCTTGGCCTTAAACATTGTCTTGGTAAAAAACAACAAATCAGTTTGGCAACGCGCTATTTCAGAGACCGTCAGTTGACCCATCGTTCACCACTTTATCGTATGTTTTTGTTTTTAGCTCGATACATTGTAAAATCTCATCGGAATTATCAATATTCACGTTAATGTTCGACTTGGGATTATAACCACGCCCCCCGCCTCGTCTGTCTAAGAAATATTTGGTTGCGTCCAAGTTACCGTCTCGTATATGTTTGAATAGCGTACTCTCGGCTATGTCCAACATTTCCTCCGAAGCTTTTAACAGAGCTTCAGCCAATTCAGGTCGTGTATTACGCAAATGATAAAAATTTTGAGGCGTCATACCCAATGCTCTAGCTGCAGCCGATATGTTAAAATCGTTCGCTATAAAAGCTTGAACTAATTTCTCATTTGAAAATAAATGCGACGCCATATTACCTCTTTCGTTTTAAAACACATATGCACATATTCTGAATTATAATACAAAAATCGAAAAATGTAAATAACTATTTTGTAAATATTGAAAAAATAATTTAACTATTTTAATTCGGTCGAATTCGACCTAATTGAAAAAATCCACCATTTCACTTTTTACCATTTTTCGATTTCT